TATCTCAGTGGTTTCTGTAGATCCTAATCTTACGTTAATTGCATTAACATATTGGCCTGGAGGAACAAGACGTTCATCAACGCTCTTATTCATTTTACCCGCAACAAAATTTGTATTTACTATCGGCATCTTACTTTAACCATTTATCCTGGCCTCTCAAACTCATTAAAAGGCGACCAGGGTGAATATTACTTAATCTAATTTTTGCATTTCTTAACAACGATGACTTATCTTTCCTTGCTCTATTTACAATATATTCTTGTACCCCTAATCTACCATTTAAAAGAGAATATTTTACATAAGCATATAAATATTCTTCAAACAATTTATTAACGCTGATGCTTCCGTCTTCACCATTCTCCATACCATCTGAAACATACTCTACAACAACTGAAGCTCCGTTACCTATAGAGCTAAAATTAATAACTCCTCTTTGTTTGTCTATACTAAACGTTGGATTTGCGTTAGCTGTTTCGGTGTTTAAACCAAATCTTGCTCCTATTCCAAAGTCAAAATACCAACAGCCATCTACATTCCATCCTGATTGATTGTTATATGCGCTACTTTCATTTAAATAAATGGTTTTAGCTCCGCTAGTAAAAGACATGTCTAGTTGTGAAAACTGTGGCTTTAATACATTACCATCTTGATCATATATAATCTTAGCATTATTGTCTTGTAAGTATGTTGATGCCCATCCTGTTTGTATGTTTTCTGTTAAAGGATATAATACGCCATTTAAATATTGTGATATTCTTACCCAGTTTACATAGTCAGAGGGTAATATAAATCTCAAGTTATCATCTAAATCCATTTGTAATACTTTCACTTCTTTCATGGCATCATAATTCAATTCTTGAATTCCTCTTTTAGCGTGAAATAAAACTTGGTATCTATTTAAATTATTAATTAATTCATGATTACCTTGATACATTAACATGAAATTATTTACAATATCATTTAATGAAACGTATTGGTATGATCCCCAATTTTTATCTTGAGGTATTGCTCCTGAGTTTGCGTAATATGCGTAGTCATTTATATAAGCCATATCTTACGTTTGTATTTGGTTATTTTGTACTTCTTCTTGTTTACCAAACTGATAAACATCTCCTTCTCTAATCTCTATACCTATATACTGACATATTTTAGCTACAATACCAGGTTCGTCTGAAGAAGGTAATTCAAAGTCTTGATAATCTGCCTGATTAATGTCAAATAATGGCTCGCCAGAACTAAGTGTTTGGTACGTCCATTTGGGCGATAAAGGGTATCTAATATATTCAGCAGTTACACTTCCATTGTTTGTTATTGTTGTAGGATAAACCGTAATCGTATTACCCAATTGACCAGTGTTTGCATCACCAATAACTGATGTAGTTGCTCCCCCTAACACATAAGCTGGGAAGCCTGTGGATGGGGCGGTAAGCGGTGAATTGTTTAAATAAAATATTTTGTTTTGATTAACTCTTTCTACTTCAACAATACCTGTTGTATTAAATATACCATAACTATTTCCTATAGTTGCTGCTACTCCAAAAGGCGAGTATGATAATGTAAGTTGAGTTTCACTATCAACACTTATAACAAACGCACTAAATCCTGAGTAGCTTGATGAAGCTGTAGTGTTTACTACTTGTTGTCCTACCTTCACTCCACTAGACACAAATGTAGCAGCTGTATCAGTTAATGTGTTTACGCCTGCCGCAGTGCTTGTTCCTGATGTTATTTGAGTTGGAAAATAGTTTACCTTATTAATTAAATAATAATCACTAGGTAAGTTAAATAAATTAGCTCCTTGTTGTGCTAAACTTCTAGTAACTGAGAAACTATCAATTACCTCAACCAACCCTTTTACAATATCAGCATATCCTGATCCTGAAAGCCTTTGGTTTTCTTTATTAGTCCAAGCATTGTATTGATAAAAATAATCTTCAAACAAATCCATTTGCGCTTGTTGCGCATATAAATTAAAATCTTGCGGAGATATATATCCGTAATTATTTTTATTAGCTATTGCAAGGACAGTATTTCTAACAGAGTTAATCATGTTAAATTCTTTTTACAAATATAGTCAAAAAAAAAGAGGTCACTTTTTTTGTAACCTCTTCTTTATTTGATAAGAAAATAAAACTTATGCTTGATCAGCAGCAGCTTTAACTCCCATTTCTATTGCTGTAATAGTTACAGGAACGTACGCACTAGCAGCAGATGGTGGATAACCACTTCCTGAAGGCGAATACACTGGCTGTTGCCAAGATAATTGTAAAGCTATTTCAACTGAATCATTCAAGAAATTTTTGAATGTAGATGAATTAGCAACAATTGCATCGTGAGTAATTTTAATCGTTTGCACAACACTAGATTGAGCTGGAACTGTAGCTGAACCATCAGCTGCAATAGAGTAACCTGCTTGTGCGCCAGAAATTACATCGTAAAAAATATTGATTACAGTGTCACTTTCTTGCTTAATTTCTCTAATTCCATTTACAGGAATTAAAATGTTGCCTTTGTTCTGTCCGGCACCAGACTTAAATAATTTGATAAACTTTTCCATAGGTAATAATGTTAATGGGTTAATAAAGCACAAAGATAAGCTTTCTATTTATCTTTTTTTAAGCGCTTCTGCAAGAACTTGTATGCATCTAAGCCATCATTACTCTGTAAATATGCAGCAACTGCACTATACGGATCTTCATTAAAAGGTACTGACAACATTTTCTTTTTATTACTAGGTAAGCTATAGTAAACATCTCTTTGGTTGTTTCTAAATGCTATAAAGCCTTGATCAAAAAATTCTCTAATATCGTTTTGTAACTCCAACATAGGATCATTAACAACTTCCATTAAATCTTCTGGATTGTTTTGTGCGTAAACTAATATATCTCTTTTTAATTCAGGGATAGTCATGTTGTTGGCGTAATTACCCATTAAGATTCTGCTAACAGATATTAATTTTTCTGTAGATAGATTTTTAGCTAATATTTGAGCATCTAATACTCTTTCAACTGATTCTAATTCTTTAGTTGCATCTTTAGCTTTATCAACTTCTGTAAATATCATTCCATTACCTGGATGATGATGTAAAAACTTTTGAAGCACTTGATTGTCTCTTGGAACTACTAACATTCCATCTTCAAATACAATAGGCTCTAATATAGCATTACCATCTTGCTCGTCTTCAAATGGAGTTTTCTGGTTTCTTGCATATCTTAAAGGTCTATTGATACCTTGCTCTTCGTCAAAGTATAATAAAGGAGATCTAATCGAGTGTCTTGAGGATAACATATAAGCAAGAGGTCTTTCTTCTCTCATTAATTTATATGCTTTTGTAATTAGGGTATTGTTTTTTTTCATAATAATATAATTTAATTTGATTTAATAATAATAAATATTACCCCCGTCTTTAAAACGAGGGTAAAATTTATGTAACAATTTAGTCTTGGAATAAGAAGAAGTTGTTTGCACCTAAAGTACATACAGCTCTTTCAGACAGGAAGTTTACTTCCATTGCATCCAAGTCAGAAGTTCTTGCTCCACCGGCAGAACCAGTAATCCAAGTTTTGTATCTTCTGTCTTCAGTTTCTGAAGCTCTATATCTAACATGTAAGAAAGGTCTCTTAGCATTCTTACCTAAGATTTGATCGTATACAGTAGTTGAACCAGCTGGTACTAATAGACCATTGATTGCTCCACCAACAACGTCACCTCTCATTGTAGGATCGTTAAGGTATTTCCAGTCAGACTTGTAAAAATCATAACCTCTTCTAAATCCTGTAAATCCAAGATTTAATGCCATGTCTTTATCATTGTCAAAAAGACCATAAGATGTACCACCCGCTCCGTAAGAGTTTTGAGCAGCAAGCATATCATCAATATCAAAAGAGAATTCTCTGTTTACGAAAATTACATTTTCTTCAATTGATCCTTGCTTGTCTAATCTTTGAATGATGCTATCGAACTGTCCAAGAACTTGTGGATTTCCACCGCCCCAAACATTTCCTCTGTTTTGTACCACATAGAATACACCGTCAGAACCATTTAAATTAGCTCCAGAGTTACCAGCTGCTGTTCCTTGTAAAAAGTCTCCAGCTCCAGATCCAGCTGCTGCTGGTACTGCTTCTAGCATAGCCGTTTCTAAATAGTCTTCAAATCTTAATCTTGTGTCATGCTCAGACTTTAAATACCAAAGGTATCCGCTTACGCCGTCTTCACCTGTTACTTCAATCCATCCAATCTGAGCCATGTCAGAACCAGAAACAGAATATTTGTCTTTGATTATAATCGGCTTGTTGTCAAAAATTAAGTCATCAGATTCGTTAGACCCTTGCATTCCAAGAGTTCCTTTATTGAATTCTGATCCATATATAAATATATCACATAATACACCTGTTGCCATTGCTTGACCGCCTGCTTCATAATAAGCGATTGTTATATCGCCAGGATTAGCTGATGTTGGAGCTACTGTTACAATTCCTTTATTAGATAAAGAAGATCCTGGAGTGTTATC